GATGGAAGGGGAAGAAGATTGAAACAAGGTCTCTACGCTAACATCCACGCTAAACGCAAGCGCATCGCAGAAGGATCGGGCGAGAAAATGCGTAAGCCAGGCACAAAGGGCGCACCAACAGCTAAAGCATTTAAGTTGGCAGCTAAGACAGAAAAGAAAAAGAAGTAACTCTTATATAAGACTTAGGGTAAACCACTATGAAAATGAGCAAAGCAGAGAAAAAGATTGGCAAAGTGATGGGCGAATACAAAGAAGGTAAGCTCCATTCTGGTAAGTCCAAAAAGGTCGTTAAGAATCCCAAGCAGGCGATTGCAATTGCGTTAAGTTCTGCTGGTAAGTCTATGAAAGTTAAGAAGTAAATTGTTTTAATTCTAGTTTTTGATGTTCCGAGTTAGACAAAACCATTAGGTTTTCTATTCTATTATCAATTTCATTTCCATTTATGTGATGGACTTGTTCCCAAGATTCTAGTTTTCTGCCTAAATGTTGTTCCATAACATATCTATGTTCTCTGACTCGTTTGCCATCTACATTAACAACGACATATTTTTTAGGTTTAGATAAACCAGCCCTTTTCATAATTGGGCTGTTTTTTCTAGCCATTTCGGTTATCTCAGGATGAGCCAAAGTAATACATCGTTTTGAACAAAATTTAGCAGTATCTGTTCTGTATTTTGGAGCATAAAACTCTGTAGAGCATTGTTGGCATATATGCACTTTGCCATTCTTTCGTTTTTCTGATCGTTGTTTTCCAAAACGAACAGCAAGATGTATAGCTTGACATTTTCTACAGCAATATTTTGTAGTTTTTCTAACTGGTTTAAAAGATATTTGACAGTTATGGCAATTGATGTTTTCCATGATTGCTATTCCAATGTGTTCTTAATGGCTATAGTTTAACAGGAAACATATATGAAAGTAAGAGATGCAGCCAAGCTGTTTGAAAGACTTGGTGTAAGCGGATTTAATAAACCAAAAAAAACTCCGAATCATCCTACTAAAAGCCATGTAGTCGTAGCAAAAAAAGATGATAAATTTAAGGTCGTGCGTTTTGGGCAACAAGGTGTAGAAGGAGCAGGAAAGAATCCTAAGACAGCAGAACAAAAAGCAAGAAAAAAGTCTTATTATGCTAGGCATAATGCTCAAGATCCAAATCCAGATAAATTTTCTGCTCGTTACTGGTCGCACAAAACCAAATGGTAAACCAAGTTAAATGGTGAGATATAGCTACGGACTAGAGAATTTAATCATTCGTAGTTGGGGAGAAGGATCAAAGCTCCATATAGGATCTTTCTGTAGCATCGCAGACAATGTAGAGATATTCCTTGGTGGCAATCACAGAACAGATTGGGTATCAACCTACCCATTTGGACACATAAACCAAAAGATATTCAAGTGGCATGGGCAAGGACACCCATCTACAAAAGGCGATGTGTGTATTGGTAACGATGTATGGCTAGGCTCTCAATGCACGATTATGTCTGGAGTCAATATCGGCAACGGAGCAGTAGTCGCAGCAAAAGCAGTAGTGCATAAGGATGTTCCTGATTATTGCGTAGTCGCAGGCAATCCAGCCAAAATAATCAAGAAACGCTTTACAGATCAACAGATCGAGCAATTAAATAAAAGTGCCTGGTGGGATCTACCAGATGATAAAATCCAAGAACTTATACCTTTACTTTGTTCAGATAACATAGATGAGTTCATATCCAAAGCACTTGAATTTAGGTAGTGGCAAAGACTTTAGGCAAGACTGTCTAAACGCAGACATTCAGGAAATTAAGAACCCTGACTGGGTGTTAGACATTACCAAAGTCCCATTTGGGGACATAATCTCTACAAGATTCGGAGATATAAAAGTAGAAAAAGGAATGTTCGACAAAATCATCGCAAACGATGTTTTAGAACATATTCCTGATTTAGTAACAGCAATGACAAACTGTAAGGATCTACTTGTAGAAGGTGGAGAGTTCCACATCCAAGTGCCATACGATCTAAGCCTAGGAGCTTGGCAAGACCCAACCCATGTCAGAGCATTTAACGAAAACAGTTGGCTCTACTACACAGACTGGCATTGGTATCTAGGATGGAAAGACAGATTCAATCTACAAAGCATTGAGTTTGTAAAAAGCAAACTAGCGCAAGAAATGGACATCGCACAACATATGCTAACGATCTTACCGAGAATGATTGATAGCATGAAAGTAATCTTGGTAAAGGCATGACAACAGTCGCAATTGTAGAAATAAGCAACTGTCCTACAAGATTCCAATCGTTTGACCACAAAGCAGCAGAACTCAGAATAATCTACAAGTTCATGTTAGAGATCGCAGAAAAGATCGAGGCAGACGAGATTTACTTTAAGGCTAAACAACCACTACTACATTAACTGTTGTAGAATAGCAACACATCAACCATCAACCCATCGAGGAATGGAATGGAAAACGCTACAGAACTTGATAATTTAGAGACAGAAAAATCATCTCATGGTGGACTACGAGCAGGTGCTGGTAGACCAAAAGGATCTACAAACAAGATCCCAAGAGTTGCAAAAGAAAACATTATTCGTGCTTTCGAGGACTTGGGTGGAGTAGAAGGCATGGTCAATTGGGCAAAGCAAGACTCCAAAAACCAAGGCGAGTTTTACAAGATCTACGGCAGACTACTGCCAATCGAGAACAACATTACAGGCTCGGATGGTGAGCCATTTAAAATGGTGGTCGCTTGGGAGAAGTAGAGTACGCAGATGACGAGGTAAAACGAGTCATTATTCCCTACAAGCCTAGAGAACCTCAGTTACAAATCCATGAGGCGATGGAGAACAATCGCTTTGTAGTAGGGGTAGCGCATCGCAGGATGGGCAAGACAGTCGCAGCGTTGAACGAGCTAATTAAGCGAGCAATGCAGAACGAAAAACAGAATCCTAGGTATGCGTATATAGCACCGACATATAGTCAGGCAAAGAGAGTAGCTTGGGATTACCTAACGCACTTTGTAAGACCATTAGATGCTACAGCCAATATCGCTGAACTTAGGGTGGATTTCTTAGGCAGACGAATACAGTTGTACGGCTCTGATAACCCAGATTCACTTAGGGGTCAGTATTTTGATGGTGTAGTGCTTGACGAGATTGGCGATCAAAATCCTAAGATTTGGAACGAGATCATTCGCCCTGCTCTTGCTGATCGCAAGGGCTTTTGTTTGTTTATTGGAACTCCAAAAGGCAACAACCACTTCAAGGAACTGTTCGATAGAGCAAGCAAAGAAGAAGGATGGTCTGCTCTACAGTTCAAGGTAAGCGAGACAAAGCTCATAGATGATGGTGAGCTATGGGCTGCCAAGAAGGAGATGGGCGAGGATAAGTATAACCAAGAGTTCGAGTGCAGTTTTAACGCAGCAGTCGAAGGAAGTTATTACGGAAAACTCTTAAACGATCTAGAATCAAAAGGTAGAATGTGCCACATAGACCGAGATGATCTATGCCAGACTTATGTAGCATGGGATCTTGGAATGGGAGACTCTACGGCTCTGTGGGTATGCCAAGCAACAGGGCAAGAGAAGCGAATTGTGGATTATGTAGAGAATCATGGTCAAGGACTAGATTGGTATGTCAATTGGTTAAAAGACAATAAATGGCATCAAGCAGAGCAACTCCTTCCACACGATGTAGAGGTAAGAGAGCTAGGCACAGGTAAGAGTAGATTGGAAGTGTTGAGAGAAGCTGGATTAGATGTTCGGGTTCTGCCAAGACTTTCTGTAGATGATGGCATCCAGGCAGTCAGAAGGATGTTGCCGACTTGTTGGTTTAATATGCCACAAGTCAAACAAGGATTAGATTGCCTTAGAAACTATAGGCGAGAGTATGACGAAAAGAGGAATGTGTTTTACGATAAGCCTCTGCACGACTGGGCATCACATGGAAGCGATGCCTTTAGGTATCTTGCTTTAGGAATGGAACAAAACACTACTTGGTCGCAACCAATTGCGGTAAAAACTTCATGGATCGTATAAATGGATGAACAGAAACTAAAAGTCATTGTCGAAGCAGAGATCGAAGATGCTATCGGCTATGTAGAGACAGAGACTGTCGAGCAACGCACAAAGGCGATCAATTACTACAATCGTTATCCTTATGGGAATGAGGTAGAAGGTCGCAGCCAGATCGTTACAGGAGAAGTAGCAGAGGTCGTTGATGGTGCATTGCCACAATTACTGCGTATCTTTACAGCCTCAGACGAATTAGTTCGTTTTGATCCTCGGATGCCAGGCGATGAGGAAGGTGCTAAACAAGCTACTGAACTCTGTAATCTTGTGTTCTTTGAGGACAATCCTGGTGTGATCCTGATGCACGACTGGTTCAAGGATGCACTTCTACAGAAGAATGGTATTGTCAAATACTGGTGGGAAGAAGCAGAGGACACCACAAAAGAGAAGTACGAAGGATTAAACGCAGAAGAATTAACACTCTTGTTTGCTGATGGTTCTATGGAACTCGTAAGCCAAGAGACAGAGGAGATTGGTGTAGATCCAATGGGTATGCCAATCCTTTCCTACAATGTTGTGGTTAAGAAGAAAAAAGATGTAGGTCGTGTTCGTGTAGAGAATGTGCCTCCAGAGGAGTTCTTGATTGCCAAGCGAGACAAGAGCTTAAAAGATGCTCGTTTCGTAGCCCACAGAACAACCATGACTCGTTCAGACTTGGTGGCTGCTGGCTATCCAAAAGATGTAGTAGACAAACTCCCTGCGTATAACGATCTTACATATACACCTGAGAGGGTGGCTCGTTTTAGTCAGGGCGAGATGCCAGACGAGACACAGACGCTAGACTTCTCCATGCAAGATGTAGAAGTATTCGAGTGCTACATCCGTACAGACTTTGATGGTGATGGTGTCGCTGAGTTGCGTAAAGTAACCTATGCAGGCGATCAAATCCTAGACAATGAGGAGTTCGATCACATTCCTTTTGCTAGTGTTTGTCCGATCCCAATGCCACACAAGTTCTTTGGACAGAGCTTGGCAGATCGATCAATGGACATCCAGTTGATTAAGTCCACGATTACAAGACAGATCCTAGACAATCTTTATTTGACCAATATGCCTCGCATGACAGCATTGGATGGTCAGGTAAACATGGATGACTTGCTGACAGTAGCTCCAAATGGAGTAGTGCGGATGAAGTCTCAGGGCGCAGTTCAGCCATTGACAGTTCCTCCTACAGCAGCGCAGTCGTTCCCCATGTTGGACTACATGGATCAGGTTCTACAAAAGAGGTCAGGTGTTACACAAACAAGTCAGGGCTTAGACCCTAACATTCTACAAAACACCACAGCCACAGCGATTGCAGCAATGCAACAGGCGGGCGCAGGTAAGATTGAGATGATTGCTCGTATCTTTGCCGAGACAGGGGTAAAAGACCTGTTTAATGGCATTTTCCATCTCCTTCTCAAGTATCAGGACAAGCCAAGAGTCATTCGTGTTCGTGGCAAGTATGTTTCGATTGACCCAAGAGAGTGGAGCAATAACTACGATCTAATGACCAATGTAGGTCTAGGAACAGGTAGCAAAGATCAACAGATGGCTATGGCAGCAATGGTTCTGCAAAAACAAGAGCAAATCTTGTCATCCCAAGGCTTTGCCAATCCGTTAGTATCTGTGGGTCAGTATCGCAATACATTAGGCAGATTCATTGAGGCATCAGGATTCAAAGACTCAGCCGAGTTCTTCAAAGAAATCCCACCAGAACTCGATGCCCAGTTATCTCAACCACGACCACCACAGCAACAACCAAATCCAGCGATGGATGCGCTAATGGCACAGACACAAGCACAGATCGAAGTAGATCGTGCCAAGGCATTAAACGACATTGAAATAGCCAAAGCAAAAGCACAAGCCCAAATCCAACTCGAAAGAGAGAAGGCAGCAGCAAATCTAGAACTCAAGACAGCAGAGTTCCAAGCAGAGGCTCAGTTGAAAGCAGCACAGGTCGGAGCTAGAATCACAGGAGATGTGAGAATCCCTGGATGAACAAGGTAGACCGAGCAAAAACATTATTGATGGATGACTTCTTTATTGAGCTACTAGATGCTCAAAAAGAGGTCTATAAATCGTATATATTTGGCTCTAACGAGGATGATGTAGAAGGCAGAGAAAAAGCCCTAGTCAAACTCCGAGCCATAGAAGATTTTGAAGCCTCAATCCGATCAATCGCCCAAGATGACGAAATCGAGAAAAAGAGGATTAAGTTTTTTTAACAACCTGTAAGGTGAGAAAATGAGTGAAAACACCAACCCACAAGGGAGTGTAGACAATTCTGTTAGTGGTGCAGCTAACGCATTTATGTCTTTTCTTGAGCCACAAGCGGAGGAGGCGAAAGCCCAACCAGAAGCTAGTGCAGAGGAACAGCAAGAAGAATATTCTGCTGATTCTGAGTTCGAGGAGCAAGATGTAAGTGCGGAAGAAGCTGAGAGCCAAGAGGAAGAAGTAGAGGAACTACCACGCTACCGAGTTAAAGTCTCTGGAGAAGAAGTGGAAGTAACCCTTGATGAGCTTCTAAATGGTTACAGTAGGACTGCGGATTATCAGAAAAAAACCCAATCTTTAGCAGAGCAACGCAAGGCTGTAGAAGCTGAGAGGATGAAGATTGCGGAAGCAGCAAAGACTCGTGATACCTATGCTCAACGACTCCAAGTCATCGAGCAACTGTTACAAGAGCAAAATAAAGGAGAAGATCTGTCTCAATTAAAGGCAGAAGATCCTATTGCTTACGCAGTTGCAATGGCAGAGAAAGTAGAGAAGGAGAAGCAGTTGCAAGCGGTGCAGATGGAAAGACAGCGTGTTCAGCAAGAACAGCAGGTTTACCATCAGACACAGTTACAAAAGCATATCCAACAAGAGCAACAGAAGTTAGTAGAAGCCATTCCTGAGTTTAGGGATGAGGTAAAAGCAGAAGTAGTCCGTAGGGATATACGGAACTATGCTAAATCCATTGGCTTTACAGACCAAGAGTTGTCTCAGGTTTACGACAGTCGTGCTGTCCAAACACTTTACAAAGCAATGCAGTATGAAAAGTTAATGGCAAACAAGGGGGCTACAACTAAAAAAGTAGCTACTGCTCCAAAGACTATTCGACCAGGAACATCCAACCCTCAAAGCTCTGAGATGGAGTCAATAAAAAAAGAGAAGGCTCGCCTTCGCCAAACTGGCAATAAGAAGGATGCAGTCAAATTATTTGAACGATTTTTATAAAGGATATTTATTATGGCAGCATATGATCGCCACACAGCAATTGGTGCTCGTGAGGACTTAACAGATGTTATCTATGACATCAGCCCAACCGACACCCCAATCATGTCATCCATCGGCAAGACAAAAGCTACTTCTGTCTACCATGAGTGGCAAACAGACAGCCTTGCAGCAGCTACTACAGCTAACGCTTTAGTAGAAGGTGCATCGGCTACAGAAGCAACAATCAGCCCAACAACTCGTCTTGGTAACTACACCCAGATCGTTGGTAAGACTGTTATGGTTTCTGGCACTCTCTTGGCTTCTGACCTCGCTGGTCGTAAGTCTGAGATGGCATACCAATTGGCTAAAGCCTCTGCCGAGATGAAGCGTGATATTGAGACAATCATCACAGCCAATCAAGGTCAGACAGCAGGTAGCTCTGGTAATGCTCGTAAGATGGGTTCTTTGCTCTCTTACATCAAGACCAACACTTCTGTTAATGGCACATCTGTAACTGGTGTAGACCCAACAACAATTGGTGTTTCTACCCGCACAGACGGCACAACCCGCACCTTCACAGAGACATTGCTCAAGACTGTTATCGCAGAAGTATTTTCAAGCGGTGGCACACCTTCGGCTCTCTTTGTAAGCCCTGCACAGAAACAAGTTGTTTCTGGCTTCACAGGTTTGGCAGCACAGCGTTATCAAGTGCCTACGAATGGTCAAGCAACAATCCTAGCTGGTGCTGATTTGTATCAGTCCGACTTTGGTGTATTGCAGATCGTTCCAAATCGCTTTATGCGCACTCGTGATGCTCTGATCCTTGATCCTGAGTATGCAGCTTTGGCATATCTGCGCCCATTCCAGACCAACGACATTGCAAAAGTAGGCGATGCTGAGAAGAAACAAATCTTGGCTGAACTCACACTTGAAGTTCGCAATGAAGCTGCTCATGGCGGTGTATTTGACTTATCTTGATAAAAACTAGATAAGTTGTAGAATAGGGGGTGGACAAAATCCATCCCCTTTTCTAGGAGTATTTATGTCAGAACTCGGCAAACGAGGTAACTTAGGTGTAGTAAACGGAGTGGTTAAAACAGCCTACGCAGATGGCGAAGGCGGTCTTATTATCAAGACAGAGACAGATTTAACGGATTTTATTGACCATACACAGGCTCAATACAATCAGCGTAGCGAAAAGACAGGATGGGGAGATACTCCATTCGACCCAAAAAACAAAATAGCAACATTACCCCTAGAGATCATTGAGATGCTCAACGAAAAAGGGATTATGCGAGGCTATTACATTACCGATCAAAATGCCCTCAAGAAATGGCTAAATGACCCAGATAACAAGGTTTTTAGGACAAGAGGGGGTCAGGTATGAGAATAGCAGTTTGCATCCCTGCAAGAGGGCAAATGGAGGTCGCAACAGCCTTTGATATGATGGCAATGCTGACCTACACAGTCAAAACGACTGATTACGATATAGACTTATTTACAGCACAAGGAACTCTGATATTCGATCAGAGAAACAGCCTAGTGCAAAGTGCATTAGATATAAAAGCAGACTACATCCTGTTTATGGATGCAGATATGCGGTTTCCAAAAGACACATTAAAGATCCTACTATCTCACGATAAAGAGATCATTGGAGTAAATGCGACAACACGAGCAGAGCCTGTATCTCCTACGGCTAGGAACATACAAATCAACGATGATGGCTCAGTCATTTTCTTGCCTGTTTACTCGAATGTAAAAGAAGGAATCGAAGTAGTAGATGGCATTGGCTGTGGGATAATGCTCATAAAGACAAGCATCTTTGAAAAGATGGAAAAGCCCTACTTCTACTTTGAGCAGTTGAAGAACAATAAGTTACTTGGTGAGGATATTTATTTCTGCATCAAGGCAAAAGACTCAGGCATAGACACTTGGGTAGACCATGACTTATCAAAAGCAATTAAGCATATTGGTCAATATGTCTATGGCTGGCACAATGTAGCTAAACCAGATTAAAGAGAAACCAAATGGCATTTACTTCCTATTCGGACTTAAAGACTACAGTAGCAAGCTACTTAGGTCGTTCTGATCTGACATCTACAATACCTGACTTTATTACATTGGCAGAACTGCGCCTCCAAAGAGAGTTACGCACTCGCCAAATGTTAAAGTCGGCTACTGCTACGATGACAAATGCAGATGCAAAGGTAGCATTGCCAACGGACTTTTTAGAGATTCGTGATCTCCATGTGCAAGGCAATCCAAGATTCCCAGTAACCTATATGTCTCCTAGTGCTTTTACTAGAGATGCAGCAGCAGACGAAAGTGGCAAGCCAATGTATTATACAATCTTGGCTTCCGAGTTTCAGTTTGCACCAATACCAGATACAGCGTATGTGTTAGAGATTCTTTACTACGCTAAACCAACAGTATTGTCTGACTCTACTGCAAGCAATGTATTCTTAGCAAACTATCCAGATGCACTTTTATATGCATCCTTGCTAGAAGCAGAGCCATACTTAATCAATGATGCTAGATCACAGACATGGGCAACCCTGTATGATCGTGCTATCAAAAACATCTCGGATGCAGACCAAGGTAGCGAGTATTCGGGTATTCCACTACAAATGCGTATTACTTCTCGATAAGGAAACAAAATGGCTGAAATGTCGAACTACCTAGAGGATGCACTTATCAATGCGACTCTACGAGCAACAACCTTTACTTCTCCTGCTACAGTCTATGTCAGTTTGCATACAGCAGATCCTACAGACGCAGGCACAGGCACAGAGGTAAGCGGTGGATCGTATGCTCGCCAATCTGCTAGTTTTGCTGCACCATCGAACGGGGCAAGCGCAACCAATGCAGACATTACTTTCCCACAAGCCACAGGATCATGGGGAACAGTAAGCCATATTGGTATTTGGGATGCCTCTACAAGTGGCAATATGTATTACCACACCGCATTGGATGCTTCCAAGACAATTGACACAGGCGATATTTTCAAGATTGCATCAGGAAGCCTCACAGTAACATTGGCTTAATATGCCAGCAGATTACTGTGGTGCGTTCACAATTGATAACATAGATCAATTTGGAACGCTTGAGCAAATCCTTGTATCGTTTGACGATCCTGCGTGGGAATCTACAAGCACCTGTATTTACTACGGAGATGCTAGTGTTACAACTAACGCATCGGCAAGCGCTACAGCCTATGCTATTCGTAACGCATCTGCCTCTGTAACAGGCACAGGAACAGCAACTGCTGATGCCATACGGATTAGAACATCGTCTGGTTCTGTTACAGGTAACGCTACAGTAACAGGTGCAGCTTACCTAATTCGTTTTGGATCAGGCGCAGTAACAGCGCAAGGGACTGTCAATGCAGAAGCAATCAGAGTTAGAACATCTTCTGGATCAGTATCAGCAACAGCTACAGTCAATGCTGATGGATATGGGATATTTGCAGGAGTGGGGTCTGTCTCTGCTCAAGGTTCAGTCTCGGCAGATGCTATTCGAATTAGAACAAGCTCAGGCGAAATTACTGCAAGTGGCACAGTTAGCGCAGATGGTGTCCGCATTAGGACATCAACTGGAAGCATCACAGGAACAGCAACAGTAACAGCATTAGGCGGTGTTCAATATAGTGGCACAGGCTCAGTAGAGTGCTTTGCAGAAGTTATTGCAAATCCTGTAGCTATTTATGCAGCAACTGCAACAGTAGATGGAATTGCATTAGTTAATTGCTTTGGTCGAGTATTGGGTGATGAATGGTCTGATGAAACCATTGGCACAGCAAATTACACACCATTGCCTATTGCTACAGATACATGGTCTGTAGAGGCAAGCGGTTCTACAACATGGACACCAACAAGTGTTAGTTCAGATACTTGGACAGATAAGAATATTGGAACTTCTACATGGCAATAAGTCGGATAACATTTGGAGATTGGACTCCAGACCAACCTGGTCTAGCTAATGGCTTACAAAGGGCAGAGAATGTTTTTTCTAAAGCTATTGGATATGGTGCTATTAACGCAGCCGAGGACTACTCCGCAGCAGCATCAGAAAACTTAAACAATGTGGTCGCTGGTAAAGCTCCATCTGGAGTAACAGGAGTGTTTGCTGGTGGCGCAACAAAATTGTTTAAATTAGATGCGTCTGATTTGTCATTAGACAATGTATCAAAAGCAAGCAAAACAATTACCAATGTTGCAAAAACAAGTGGTGTAGTTACTATTACAACATCTACAGCGCATGGATATTCTATTGGAGATTCTGTAACAGTAGCAGCAACATCAACAACAGCAGTAAATGGCACATTTGTTGTAGACACAGTTCCTACAACAACTACATTTACATATTTACAGGCAGGCGGAAATATTGGTTCTACAGCAGATACTGGAACAGTATCATTTCAATATGTAACACCCACAAACCAAAGATGGAGATTTACACAATTTGGAAATGTAATTATTGCAGCAAATGGTGGCAATAGATTACAAGGATATAATTTAAATAATTCTACAACTTTTCAAGACTTAGCAGCCGATGCTCCACAGTCTAGATATGTAACAGTTGTTCGTGATTTTGTAGTTTCTGCTTATGTGAACAGTTCTACCATTTATCCATTTAGAGTTCAATGGTCAGCACTAGGAGATGAGTCATCTTGGACTAATTCTGCAACCACTCAAGCAGATTATCAAGACATTCCCGATGGTGGAAATATTGTTGGGATTACTGGTGGTGAGTTTGGTCTAATATTTATGGATAGATCAATCCATCGCATGAGCTACATTGGAAGCCCATTAGTATTTCAATTTGACAACATCAGCAGAAATCTTGGATGCTATGAGGCTAACTCCATTGTGCAATATGGTGGAACTAGCTTCTTTTTATCCGATGATGGATTTTATGCTTGTGATGGTCAGCAAATAATACCGATAGGCAACGAAAAGGTTAATCGCTATTTTTTTAGCGATGTAGAGGAAGGATCTTTAGCCTTAATGTCAGCAACAATTGATCCATTTAGAAAGTTAGTTGTTTGGGCTTATGCCTCTCAATCATCTGCAACTGTAGATAAATTGCTTATTTACAATTATCAAACAAATAAATGGACTAGCGGAACAACAGACGCAAGTCGAGTAGCGTCATCTTCTACACCATCATTTGATTTAGAAGGAATGGATGTATTTGGAAACCTAGAGCAGATTGCAACTAGCTTTGATAGTCGTGTTTGGCTAGGAGGCAAGATGCAATTTGCTGGTGTTAGAAATACTAAAATTGTTACTTTTACAGGAGCAAACAATACCGCCTACATTGAAACAGGCGATATTGAAATGCCTGGATCTACATCAGCAATAACAATGGTTAAACCAATTGTAGATGGTGGCTCTGCATCAGTAGCATTGTTATCAAGAAGGCTTTTAACAGAATCAACTGTATTTGGTTCTCAGACAGCAGCAGATGCAGAAAATAGGGTCTCAATTCGTGGTATTGGAAGGTATCATCGTCTACAATTAACACCTACAGGCTCTTGGAAAACAGCTATTGGGATGGATGTAGATATGAATCCGTTAGGAAGTCGATAATGTTTCGAGTATTGCCTCCTTTTGGAGCAGATCAGCGAGGTGTTGCCGAAGTAGTCAATGGGATTATGAATGGCAAAACCAATAATACAGGGTCGGTAACTTTAGCGACAGGCGGTGCTTCTTCTACAACAATTACAGATGCTCGGATTGGTGTAGATTCTGTCATTCTGTTAATGGCTACAGATGATGTGTCAGCCACAGCGTATTACCCATATTTAGCAGTCCAAGACGATACAGACCAAGCAGCAACGACAACGACAGCAGTAAACATTATGTCGTTCTCTACAACTGACTATAGTCTTGGTGCTAGTCTTGTAGATAGCACAAAGTTAAAAGTAGATTATGCAGGACTTTACAACATTCAATTTTCTACACAGTTAATCAACACAACCAACGATGTGCAAGAGGTAAGCATCTGGTTTAGAAAGAATGGATCAGATGTTGCAGGCAGTAACAGCGAATTTGGTGTTCCACAGCGTAAATCAACAGGCACATCAAGTCGATTGATTGCAGCACTAAACTTTTTTATTGCATTGCAAAAAGATGATTATGTGCAATTAGCATGGAGACCAAGCGATATTGGTGTAAGCCTAGAGCATTTTGCAACGCAGACAACACCAGATCGACCAGCAACACCTAGCATCATAGCAACAGTTAGTTATCTGTCATCAAATGGATACACAAGTAACATTTTTACAAGACCTTATATATCAGCAGTAACCAACGGAAGTGCCACTATTAGCCATCCAGCTAATACAGTTTCAGGAATGACTTATAAATATATCATCGTAGGATAAAACACTATGGCAACAACTACCACAACATCGCAAATTGATCCGTTATTAGCTCCATACTTAGAAACTGGATTAGAGCAGGCTCAGAATTTATTTTTTGGAGCTAATCAGCCTCAGTTTTTTCCTGGTCAAACATATGTAAGCCCATCTCAACAGACATTGCAAGCATTGCAACAACAACAGGCATTGGCTACACAAGCAAATCCATTGTTGCAACAGGCTCAACAGGCTTATCAGGCATCATTAGGTCAAATTGGTCAAACCGCTTCTGGCGCATTTTTAAATGCAAACCCATACCAACAGCAAATGATAAATGCTGCGACAAGACCATTAACCCAACAATTTAGCAATCAAATATTACCAGGCATTTCTAGCCTTTACAGCAAGTCTGGTCGTTTAGGTAGTGGTGCTATGGAAAGCGCATTAGGAACAGCATCAGAATCGTATTTAAGAGCTTTGGGAGATGTTTCTGGCACTATTGCAGGTAATCAGTATCAACAAAATCTACAATCCCAACAACAAGCCCAAATGCAACAGGCTCAATTAGCAGCCCAAGCACCAACAATTTATAGTCAGCAATTCTTGCCATCACAACAATTAGCGCAAGTAGGTGCTGCACAAGAAGCTATTGCCGCACAGCCATTACAACAACAGTTGGCACAGTATCAATTTAATCAACAATTGCCATACCAACAATTGCAAGGTTATTTGTCATCTGTTTATGGAACTCCATTAGGAGGTTACGGAACAACTACACAAAGTTATCCAACATCTCAAAATAGTGCTGCTGGTATCCTTGGTGGTGGATTGGCTGGCGGTTTAGGTGGATATATGTTAGGAAGTATGTTGCCTTCTAGTTTTTTAGGAGGATATGGTGGTCTTGCTGGAGGTGCATTAGGAGCTTTAGGTGGCGGTCTATTAGGAGGCGGTTTGTTCTAATGAATGTATTTCCTCTCAATGTAGCTTATCTTCACCTACATTGGGAGGAGATAAAAAAATACCTAGAGCCTGCATTAGATGTCTGTGATGTAGAGGAGTTTAATTTAGACCAAATGAAAGGATTTATTTCAAGCGGTCAATGGTTATTATTTGTTGCAGAGCAAGACAGGTCAATTATTGGGTGTGCAGTAGTTTCATTTTTAAACTATCCAAATAATCGAATTGCATTTGTAACAGCAATAGGCGGTAAATTTATCAGTAGTAGAGAAACTTCCGATAAATTTAAGGCTTTGTTAAAAAAGATGGGTGCTACTAAAATTCAAGGGTATGCTAATGAATCAGTAGCAAGACTGTGGAAACGAATTGGATTTGTTAATAAACAAATATTAGTGGAACATAAATTATGAGATTTAATAATAGAGCTTGTGCCTTAATGGACATTCCAGATCTGCCACAAGGAGCTTTTGAGCATATTGGCGACAAAAAGATTAAACCGCAGGGCGGTGGTGGTGGTGGAATTGTTGATGTTTTTTCTCCAATTACAGATCCAATCTCCGATGTTTTAGGAACATCTGGTGGTGGAGGTGGAATATTAGGTGGTGTAGAAGATATAGTTCAAGGAATTGGTG